TATACTAAAAAACTACCCGAGGAAATGAGTTATGAAGAATATAATAACCTCCCTTGGGAACTGGATGTTGCAAAAAAGCAACAAGAAATCTATCTAAAAGCCCTAGATTTAGTGAGTGAGCACTAACTTATTTTTAGAGCGGAAACGCCTAAATTTGACAATAAATGGGCTTTCATGTACAATACTTACATGAACTCGAAAATCAACCGCAAACGCAGAACAGACCGCAATCAAGTTATCTACTACATCCAAGATGTAGTGACACTTGAGTACTACATTGGTTTGACTGCATTGTCATTTAAAGGTAATGTTTTCCGTACACTACGCCGTCGTATGCAGAAACACATGCAACGTGCTATGACAGAAAACAAAAACTGGGGTTTGTCACGTGCTTTACGTGAGCGAGGTGCCGAGCGTTTTGTATTCGGTACAGTAGAAGTTATTCGAGGCAAACGTCCTGCTCATGCACGTGAGACAGAATTGATTAACACAATGCAACCAGCATTGAATACATTTGGAGTGAAATAATGATTCTAACAAAAGACCAATTAATTCAAACTGTAGTAGAGTTGGCTAAGAAGGTCTGTGCCGAAGAAGGTGTTGAATATGAAGCATTTATTGCCGACATATCACAAGCAATGGATAAACAATTAGGAGTCAAATAATGAACACACAAATTGAAAAATTAATTAACGATACAGTACAAGTTTTGGATCGTGATCCTTTGAGTCAGTCTGAGGACACTTATTCTATTTTGCTTAAATTTACACAAGCCCTTGCAACAGAGCTAGGTGAGATTGTAGTAGCAGATCCGGAAAAAACCGGCATTCGTATGTACTTTGACGAAAAGATCGCCCGTTATGTAATTAAGAAAAGTGTAGGACTGTAAAATGCAAGCAATTAGTAATTTGGTTATCGTTATGTTGCCCGTTATTGTGATGGGTCTGGCAATAATTTTGAAAGATGGATTCTAATGAAACTTAATGATATACTACAATGGATAGGTGCAGTATTCATTATCATTGGACACGTTTGTAATTCAATAGGTCCTGATGCGTATCCCTACAACATTGTGGCATTCACGTTAGGTACTATTATGTTTATGACATGGACTATTTTAGTAAAGAATCGTCCTCAGTTGGTTGTCAATATAGTGGCAATCGTAACATGTTTAGTAGGTCTTGCTAAGGCTTATAGTTAAGGAGTAAGTTATGAGAGATGGATATGGAGTATGTCCTGTATGTAACGGGACTTGTCAAGTTGAATTGACTGAACAAGAAAAAGGTTATTCATGGAATAAAAGCTATACGCATCGTAAATGTCATAACTGCGGTGGTCAATATATGTATGGCACACCAAGAGGTGAAGTACGATTGAATAGTGAAGGTATACCTTGTACTCATAACTATACAAGTACTAATGATGGAAGATGTTTGACCGGGTACTCTTGTGAACATTGCGGTGATCGTTATCAGATTGATTCAGGAGATTAATATGATGGAATATAAAATCGAAGCATCAAACGTAAAAATACGAAAGTTTTTAGAATCTCTTATGCCTTCTTTTATTGAACAGTTAGGACTTACTAATAGTAAACGTGCTGTTCTAGTAAAAGTTACCAAAGACTTAGACAAAGATTTTCAAGGTGCTACAATGAATATTGAAGTAGCAGACTGTATATTGGTACTAATCAAACCGCCAAAGCGTCTTACTCCCATGCGTTTGATGGATATGTCAAGCACATTAGCACATGAAATGGTACACGTTAAACAGTTAGCTAAAGGGCAAATGAAACTTCTTCCAAATGAAGATAGGATGTGGAAAGGTAAACGCTATAGCAAAAAAACAAAGTATTTGGATATGCCATGGGAGATTGATGCGTTTTCTAAACAAGAACTACTCTTGCGTAGAGCTATTGAATTATGAAAACCTTTGACACTTGGCTTAACGAGAATGATATTGAACGTTTGTGGAAAGTAACACAGGGTGAGTTGCCACTAGTGGCAGCTACTGCAAATGAAATGGAAGAGTTTCTTAAACTAGTAACTCATGCGGCAATGATAAAAGTGGGAGGAGATGAATATCAAACCTCTACAGTACAGTAAGGAATAACATGTTGGATTGTTTAATTTTAGGTGATAGTATCGCAGTTGGTGTGGGACAATTTCGTCCCGAGTGCGAAGTATATGCTAAGGTTGGGATTAATAGTCGCAACTGGATTGATAGGAATATCACAAAAGACTTGGCGGCTAAAACAGTAGTTATTAGTTTAGGTTCCAATGACCCTAAAAATATGAAAACTCTTAGTGAATTGTTTGCATTAAGACAAGTGGTTGAAGCCAAACGAGTATATTGGATTGTGCCTGCAGTCAATCCAGAGGCACAAGAGGCAGTGAAAATTGTTGCTGACAAGTTTGAGGATAAGGTTCTATTCATACCTAAATTGTCAAAGGACAAAGTTCACCCTACAACAAACGGCTATAAAGAGTTAGCAAATAACACAAGGTGATTTAAATGTGGATTGAGAACGTAGCGGCAGATGATATCCCAAAAAGGTTTCATCACGAAGCCGGTGAGAATAGTATGTTGATTAGCATTGTAGACCCAGCAAGCTGGCGCCCTACACCTGCACACAAGTTCAAAGAGATTCACAATTTTGAATTCTTGGATATTGAAAAGGATGATTTTGCATTGGATGAAGCAATGCATTGCAGTCAGGAACAAGCAAACGAATTAGTACGATTACTGCAACATGCCAAAGATAATAGAATGAACGTTGTTGTTCATTGCTTTGCAGGTATCTGTCGCAGTGGTGCAGTTTGTGAAGTTGGTGTCATGATGGGTTTTAGTGACACTGGTAGATTTCGCAGTCCTAACTTGTTAGTCAAGCATCGTATGATGAAGGCATTGGGTTGGACTTATGATGAGAATGAAAAGCCAAACATTGATGATTGGCGAACTTTTAAGAGTATAGAATGAATAAATTGATCGAAAATGGAAAGGTGGCAGTATTGTATAGCCCCGGCTTTGGTGCAGGATGGTACACATGGAATTATGCATATCCTGAAATCATGTTTGACCCAGCAATCGTGAAGCTGGTTGAAAAAGAAATGTGGGATGAATTAGAAACATACGTAACATTAAAGTATCCTGACATCTACACAGGTGGTATGAAAGACTTGAAAGTAGAATGGATACCTGAAGGCACTGAATTTAAAGTAAACGAATATGATGGCTCTGAATCAATTGAGTTGAAAGAAAACGAAAATTGGTTGATAGCCTAAAGGAATGTAATGTTTAAAGTAATAGGTAAGAATGTAGAATATGAAGTCTGTTCATTAGACGATGCTATGTTCTTGGCAAAAAAGATGAATGAGTTCGTATCTATTAAAGGTCCAGACTTTGAAGTGTGCGGTATGTTTGGTGTAGACAGCATCAAGGACGGCATATGCCCAGATGGTGTTGCTTATGATTGGAACAAGGCATCACGTATTGGCGTAGTAAAGAATCGATAATCTTACTGCCCAAAACTACTTGTGTCATTATAATATTCAATGCTATAATGACGTAAGAGAAATTCCTATGATCTATTTTAGTTTTGCAATTCAAAATCCGTTGTCTAATAAATTTAAAAATTTGTTTTGTAAGTACGGACAAGTTACCAAGAATAAATCTTGGGAGATACAATGTTATGCAAGTTCAGTGTTAGTTAGATTTAGCATTGATATTAACTTTCACAAGGATCATGGCGGTATAGAGATAGAAATAGGATTTTTAGGATATACAATCGGTGCGCAAATTTATGATAACCGACATTGGGACCATGAAAAGAACACCTGGGTAAATAATGAAACAAACTAAAGAAGAAATCATTCATATGATGTGTCTAGAATATAGGCATGATTTTGGACTACGAAAATTAGACAATTCTAATCCATTGGAATCAGGAATGACTGAAAAGGATGCCAAAGTTCTTTACATAGTAATGGAATTCATATATAATGAACTTGTAAGATTAGCTGACACACAAAAACCTAAAGGAAAAACAAATGCACCTAAAAGACGTAAACGAAAATCTTGAGCACCGTATTATTGGCGGCAGTGAATACGGTTGGAAATGTTATGGTGATAACGCACGATACTTAGATTATGAAAGTGAGTATGCGCACTGTTCTTGTATCTTTGACACAATGACTCAGGAAATTTACGAAGTGACTGTAGACATGAAAGACTCAGAACATCGTCCCTATCGTTGGTTGAATCCTGTTACCAAACATGTTATGTATGAAGAGGCAGCTTACCGAGAAATTGATGTTGACAAAGCATGGGATGAAGTTACTTGGATTGATTTAGAAACTGAACAAGACTTCTTAGAAAAGGCAAGTGCTATTTTCAAAGGTCAACCATTTGACACACGTGTTAGTGTTCCTCTAGATTTGAATGATGAGGAGTTGTTCGTTATGATGAAACTAGCACACGAACGAGATATCACACTTAATCAATTGATGGTGGAAGTATTACAAGCCGCAATTGATAACAATAAGCAAGGCTGCCATGAATGATATTTTAACTGGAATTTTTACTTGGATCAAAGATGATTACAAAACTAACAAATTTCGCTTTTTTATTGAAGTTTTGGCTTGGGCAATTTCAATTGGCTGTAGCATCACGATGGCTCTCACTGTACCCAATCCACCTCTTTTGTATATGTATCCTGTTTGGATTACTGGTTGCGCTCTCTACGCTTGGGCTGCTTTTACTAGGAAATCATTTGGCATGTTGGCTAACTACATCCTGCTAACAACTATCGATACTATTGGTTTAATTAGGATGTTAGTGCAATGAAATCATGGACAATTGAATTACAAGATGACCCCGAAACAGGTGATTGCATTTTAGAGTTTCCCCCTGACTTTCTAGAAGAAACAGGATGGAAAGAGGGTGATACGTTGGAATTTATTGATAACAAAGATGGATCATTTACTATGATAAAAAAAGAAACACAATTGGTACTGGTTGAGACAATAGGCACGTTCCGCATGCGGTATATGGTTGAAGTGCCTCTTGGTACTGATGACTATGGTAAAGATAAAAGTGAATGGGCATTGGACACAGTTACTATGCAAGAGGCGGCAGAGTTTAGTCAGGAATTTCTTGGCGAACAAATTGTATCACATCGTGTTGTCACTAAGGCAGAAGCACTTGAAATTTGCGACAAAGATAATGACTACGCTAGTTCTTGGTCAGACGAACACAAAGTAAATACATTTTTTACACCTTGGAAAGAAAAAGATGGCAACACCGATTGAAATGACACA